GTCGGTGTAAACATACTAATTAACTCAGACTGAATCTTGAAATTGAAACAATTGAATTGTTTCTACAGATTCAACAAACTTGCCAGTGCATTCATGTCTATAGTTCTATTTGACATCACAGGTTCTGGTAAAACATCTTCTTCAAAATAACTACTTTGTTTGATGTGATAGACATCATACATGTGAACAATAAAGTCACTAAGCTTATTAAATAGAGTTGGATCTCCCTCTCTAGACTCAGGTATATCTTTGATAATTGTGTCTATTAGAGAAACTCCTGCTTTTAAAACTGCATTTGACTGCAATCCTTTACAAGTGCCTAACAACATGTTCAATGCTTTCTTTTGACTGAGGCTCAATCTACATGATCTATTCATTAGGTCAGAAAGCAACCCTGGTTTGATAGCATTCATAACACCATGTATGTCGACATCTGTGCACAAATCTTCACCTCTAATAGATTTATTTATTCCTAAAATTTCCCCAACTTGCGTTGCAACATCTTCTTTTATTGCACCAATCCTTGAATCCATAGTTCCACCTTGGGCCAAAATCTCTGATATTCTATTCATTTGAAGCAATTCTGTAATTATTTCATTAACTGTTTTAGGAGCTGCAGGACTGTCATTCTTTTCTTCTTCATCAAAATCATTTTCGTCTCCAACAGGTCTTGCATTGAACTCACTGGCTTTTTTATATGTTTCAAATATCTCTTGTGCTGATTTCCGTGCTATGAAAGCATTTGTTTCTTGTTCACTTGGAGGTGCATCCATCATCAAGTTGGCCAAACGTATATTCACAGTATTTTGGGAAACTTCAGCAGGTGTTTCGTATTTCAATATTAAACTATTTCTATTCAAAGCTTGTATTCTGGCCTGATCTCTAACGTCTTGTCTTCTCAATTTGTTTGAATCCAAAACTACTGTATCTAGAACCTCGCAATAATTTTCGTTGAAGAATTTCTCAAAGTCTTTTGGACTCAAATTTTCTACTATATAATTGGAATCTCTACTTGTGTGTAAATCTATATCACGTCCTTTAAGGTCAGGCAATATTATTAAAAATTTAAACATATGCCTTAGGTTGTCCTTTGTCTTGGTTAAAAACTGGCTTTTCTTCGAGATTTTGTACAATTTGACATTTTTTACAATTCTAAAAAGATCTCGCGGCACAGTGTGGCTGACAACAATTACTGTTTTTGCAGCACCTCTCAAATAAAAAAGATCTTTAGCATTCTTGACGTTTGTAGTATATCTTGCAACTTCTGGAGTGGTTTCTGGCATTCGATTTAGTTGGTAGTCATCTTTTAAGTCGTTGATTTCACTCAAATCATAGGCTAACTTAGAATAAGAGTAGATATTGCCTCGTTCTGTGGGATCAATGTCTTCACCTGTAAGCCATTCGTCTGGCTTAAAAAAGTTTGCCTTCGGTTCTGTTTCTTTAGGAATCTCAGACCAACCAAATTCCCTGTAATCAGGATCAACAACAGGTGAGTTCCTCCAAGATCTTTCCGTTATCGGTCTAGCCCTCCAAGTGTAAGGTTTTAATAAGATCTTGATATTTCTAATATCATCAACCGGTTGAATATCTCGGAACATCTGTGGCATGGCTCTGTACCAATACTCCATTTCATTGTGTAATTCTCTCGGTTCTTTATAACGAGACTTGGCAGCGTAGATGCTAATTTCACACATTAAATCATACATAAACTCTATAAATTCTTTCAAAGTTAATTCAAAATTTATAAATCTTATTGGAGTGTACTGATATTGTGTGTCTAGTAGACAAGTTCTCAGACCAAGGCTCCACAAATCTTTCAATATTTTACACAATAAGCTTGCAAAAAAAGACCTATTGGCATCGGGATCACTTGAGTTAAGTAACTCAGACATAGCAAGCTCCCATACATATTGGACATAATCCGATTTTTCGAAAGACTTCCTTTCTGGCGGTAATTTGTTTTTTAGATCAGGCATGCCTGAAAGGAAACTCCCCACTTTGAGTGTATTATTTTTTAAAGAATCTATAGCGCAGCTGACTACACTCTTTAAAATTGTGAAAGCAAGGTTTGTATCCCCTAAGAATTTGAATGTTTTTCTAATCATATCATTTTTTGTAGAAGCAAGCATCATGGCATATTCTCCTGTCTGTTTGCTATAAACACCTTCAATGACTGAGATCACGGTGTCTATACTCATATTATCACTGCCGAATTGTCTAAGTGTTTCTACCAGATATGAAATTTCTGTTGTTGTCAGACCTCTAACACCATATTTGTGCAAGAAATCTAATGCTGAAACAGGCAATATCATTGACCCTTTAGTATGCATTTCTATCAATTCTTCGTCTGTCGGGAAACCAAAATCCTCATGTGTTTCTTTCCATGTTCTAAACATGTCAAAAAATACCGAACGAGTTGCTGAGATTTCTAAGGGTGAATCTCTTAGTTTTGATAAAGTGTTATACAATATGTGATATATTGTCAGTTTGTTCATATTTCTTATTACATGGTCAGAATCATATATGAATGAAGTTTCAGATTCAGAGATAACAGATCTTATAAAATTGTCTATGTTTTTTTCTTTCGAGGCGGCAATCAATCTTACAGGATCAATAACACCCTTGAACTTTGCATGTTTCAATTGGCCTACACCAAAATGAGTGAAAAAAACTTTGTATTTTGTCCCTTCGACAGATACAGGCTTATAGCCACCTGTAGTTATAGACTCCAGAATCTTTACATCTATGTCAATAGGGTTTACAACAGTATCAACAAAAATAAAATCAAACGATTGTCTATAATTGTATCCAAACAAATTTTCATTCTTGCTGTATCCTATATATCTTACTCCATCTTCCCCTTCATCTATGTTCACCAATCTTGTCATCAAACCACTGGTATTATCCACCATTCTTGCCAAATACCATGTAGTGGTTGTGTTAAAGAATCCGGTTTTTACATTAGGATCAACATATATCTTCTCAATGCTTTGGCCTCTGGTCACAAACTCCAGTGTGCCTTCCATCACTTTCATGACCAGACGACCTTCACCTGCATAACCAGTCAATCCTTTTTTCTGTTTTGATCTCCAATATCTCCAGTAGGAAATATTGCTTAAAGGCTGACCACCTGTGCTCGTTGTCAACATTAATTTCCATTCGGTTGGCAGAACTCTCATCATGCCTGCAAGTGTTGCGGGTATATCTATCATAAAAATATTCGCATCTTCCAATGAATATTCTTGAACCAACTCCCAGGTGTGTAACAATTGCATATAATTTTTTACTTCGTCTGGCACATGTACTAAATCATCCAGTCTCCTGCTATCAACTTCTTTGGCTTTAGAATGATCCCATCTGATCATGCTCGAAATCATACTTGTGTGAGATATGTAGTTTAATATACTATCATAATCTGTAATTTTCCTCAACTCACTAGGTACTGGTGCAATGAATTTGTAACTCACATCAGCTTTATTTAATAATCTATTGGCCAGTTTGGAAAGTGAACTAGCACTCATCTTATCAGGTTCTAAACCCAAGGCTATGATATATTTATCTAATGTTGACACTTGAGAAGCCAAATCTTTTTTAAACCCAACAATGTTTGCCATATAAGGTTCTTTTTTATATATCACATAATAACTACTGGTGAGGTCCTGCACACCTCCTAAAGATGTTTGCGGGAGCAAAACCCTAATAGGTTTTGTTGTATGCATTATTTTTGGTATTACATTTATTTCTTCAGGGATTGACTCTATTAGATTGTAATATGGTTGATGGACTAATTTGAGTAATTCTCTGTGTTTTGAAGCACTGGCTACATCAATATTGTAAGTCTCTGTTATAGGTTGTCCCTGACAAATCATCCTGCAATTTTGTATGAAATAATTTGCATCTATCATCAAATTGTCTTTATTCAGGATGGATCTATTTTTCACTGCACCGAACAATCGAGAAATTCTCTTTTCTGAAGGATCATTAACTGCAGATGAATAAAAAGATCTTTGTTTAAGCATATTACTAAACCATAACACATTAAGAGCTGGTGTTGCTAGTTTCACGTTTGCCAAAGACCAACTCTCTGCTATTTTCTCTGGAACAACCACACTTTCAAACTTGTCTCTTAGACTCTTAGGTAATTTAGAACCCATGTCCCAGACTACATTATAATTAATGTCTTCTTCCAAATCAAGCACTTTTACTGTTTCTGAATATGAGATTAATTTATCCCACAATTCAGGCTTAGTGACACCAAAATTCATGATCTCAGATTCACCACCACTGATTAGAGCTTCTATTGGGTGCATGTCAACTTCATCTCCGAATTGATAAGGCATAACTTTATCTTCAGGTCTGAAACCATACAGTGTTCTGATGAAATTAGTGGCAAGTTTCATTGCCAAATAAGCTTCTGACATTGTTCCACCATAACTCATGATCTCAATTGCCTTAGATATAGCGTAAGCAGAGTCTACAGCATAACCTTTATCAGTAGGAATAAACTGCATGGATGACATGAATTTAATGATTAAAGACAACATACACATACCTAAATAAAGTACAGATAAGAATTCAAAAAACATACCTCTATTAACTTGGGATTTTTTTATTGATAACATGTGATTGGCTGTCTTCATCAACCAGTCATAAAGTTTCACATAATCTTTGATGTGTGTTGAACTTTTACACATGAGCTTTCCTGCACTATCGTCTGAATGTGCCAACATTTTTAGAATAACTCTATCTTCATTTTTAAAACCTCTCCATAGTAATACTTCAGCTATCATTTTTTGTTGTTCCGCATGTAAAACAGAAGACATAAAATTATGTATACCCATGACAAAAGAGAAAGGCACCTCAAAATCAACTGAGTCTTTAGCAAAAGTCCCTGTGAATAACATGTCTTCTGCCTTTTTCCTCAAATCATGATTTTTCAAGAAATCCATGACATAAGTTCTAGTGATGAATTTCTTCTTCAACATTTTTGCCAAATAACACATGGTGTGGACTACAAAACTTTCTGGCAGAACATCCATCATACAAAATAGCATGTGCATGTATTTCTGCAATACTGATCTTGGGGCCCATCTTCTGCAGTCTAAAACAAAATTATAAGATTCAACAGCCCATGAAGGTCCTCCTGTTTCATAAAACATGCCATGAATAACACCGCTTCTATTTGAACTCGGCACAGATATCATTTCATTGTCTAGGAACTCAGCAAGGAAACCAAAATAATTCTCAATGAGATGCTGCATCAATTTTGTAAAAAAATCCATGACAAATATTTCTCTGTTTCCTGCTCTTTGTGCTTTGTCAACAATGTGAAAGACCAGTGCATGATCTTCTTCCCAAAGTTTCGGTAATATGTCTATAAACCTTTGATGATTATCAACCATAAACCTTTTTAAAGATTCATCATTATTGGGAACCAATTCTTTAAGCAACTTTTCAACCAATTTGTAGTCTTCAGACATCATTAGATGCTCATAAACAACTGTATAACCTTTTTCTCCAAAGAAATTTTCTTGATTGAAACCTCTCAGACCTTTAGGATTTGCTATTTTGTCTATATTCATGTGGAGCATTTTGGACCATTCTGCTGCGAGCACACCTTTGCCTGCCAGTTGTTGAAATCTGCATTGAAGTCTGTAACCAATGTATTGAACCATTGCAGGGTCATAATTAAAATCGTCATCATAATCTTCATTTTTTGGTTTCAAAGCGTTTATTTCCATAGTTGGTGGAAACATAATTTCTTTCTCTTTTTCTCTTTTGAGATATACAATTTCATCTGGAGTCAGATCTTTCAGCAAGTCATTGTCTAAAGGTTTCACAGTGTGTTTTGATTTATACTTCATAACGTCCTCAAAGATTGGCTGAATGTTAATTGCCTGTTCGACAACTTTTTCAGTGGGCGCTTTAGTCATTAAATAAGTTGAATAATTTATCGCGTTCAGTTCCTCAAGAGTCCATATTCTCTCTCTTGTGAAATAATGTTTTATTTCTGTAGTCTTTAATAATTGTCCAACGTCTGTCTTGCTATTCAACTTAGCAGTTTTGACCTTTGTCTCTCCATCAATGACTATCTCTGGAACTATGGGCTTAGCAAATTCTAAATAATTTTGTCTGAGAGATTCTTTGAGCCAAGCGTCGAAATAAGTGTAATTAAATGTTGCAAATTCAGACAAAATATCTGTTATATTTGTAAATTCTGCAAAACAATTAACTGTTAAATATCTGCAATTATGCATAAATGCTTCAGTTTTTCTTCTGTTGTGCAATGCCAAAAGAGCGGGAAGAGCAAAATTGAATCTCATTTCATTATAATTAGTGATTCCGCATCTCAAGGATGTTGAGGTCAACTGTGCAAAGACTCTATGTACAATAGACATCCCGTCTATTAAAACTTGGGAATGCATTTGCTGCCAGGGTGTGATGACATATAGTTTGTTGTCAATGGAAACTTGTCTGAAATCCGAGTTTTCAGCAAATCCCATATATGTAGCATCCAAGTTATTGTCTCTAATAGGAAATGCTACTCTGAAAAGCTTTGATTTGCCTGTCTTGTATAAAGATTTCCCACCTCTAACTATCAATACTGCATTTTTGTAGCCCAAACCATCAATAGAAACATAATTTTTATTGTAAGGATCAGATGAATACCTGAACAAACTTTTACACAATCTAGCTATAAACTCCAGAATAGTTGCCAAATTGGTTTTATAAAATTCATCAAGCATTCCTTTATATTCTCCCTCTAATTGTTTCTTCATTTGTATGAACTTGGGCAAACCGAAATCTTGGACGTCACTTAGAATTGGAGTGACATTGGCAGTAGTAGAAGAAGTTTCAACCATGAGAAATTTTGCCAAGTCTTCGAAATAATTGTGTAAGTCTTTGTATATAGTTTTGGCACTTCCTACACCTCTGAATTCTTTATTACCTTGTCTTCCATAATGACTCATTTCTTCTTGAAACGTGCTATTCTTTTTTGAGCCTATGCGGTACGCTATAGTTCTCAACATGGGACTTTTATTCTTCTTGAGTGATTTCATGTATTCCTTGTATTTTTCGTCAGCTATTTTTTGAAGACTCACTAATTCTGGATCCTGCATCAAAAATTTCTTTTTAGGTATGCGACTCTTGCTCTCAGGATGTTTCTTTTTGTAGGCATTGTGTACATCAGCCAATGCATCACTGTACATCTTTTTCTTCTCTTTCATGACTGAATCGAGTTCATGTCTCATGACAGGCGAATATTCACCTTTTGCAGCTTTCCTCAATACATTTTTTGTGTAAGCTTCATTGCCCATAGCTTTTGACAGATCCAAAAGCCATTCTTTATCCGGGTGATAAATATCACCATGTGCACCTTTGATTTGTGCACTAAGGATTCCTGTAGCAACTGGATAAATGAACGTCTGTTTGGGACCTTTTATTGCAACTTTATTTATAGTGTCTAATTTTTCAGAGTAATTCTCGACAGCTTTCTCAACAACATCTATAGTGAGCTCATTATTCCCAAGATTTTTCTGTGTCGTCAGCTTACTGAGATCGAGAGCTACTAAATCCTCCATATATTTGGTATAATCAAATTTAACTCTATATTTGGCCATCGAGGGTTTTTCATCCTCTACAGGATAGTACTCTTTTATATACTTATTAGGATATGTTATTTTATTTCTACTGTATCCAACAGGAATACTAAAATCGGATTCATCAAATTTGTACAGATTGGCGTCAGGTACTCTATATTTCGACAGGAATTCTACATCATTTTTTAATACTTCATCCTTACGAGAAGGTTTCAAATTGGAATAAATTTTTGCATAATTTTTATCAATTATTATCTGTGCGAGTTCAGACCTTGTGAAACCCGCCACATAATCTGCTTCTTCTTTCTTTTGAGTAGTGAGATAGAATTTGGTCCCATCTTTGTTGCTGATTACGAAAAAATGATTAGCTCTTTGCATCTTTTTCAAAGTATTATCCCAACTTTCCCAATTGATTGTCATACTCAGTACTCTTTTATCCAATCCGTGAAATTGGGTAATGTCTGGTCTTTCAAATGTGCCTGTCATAGCCTCCAAAATCAACTCAAATTTTTCCTTTACTTTTTCAGAAAATACCAAATCTTCACTGGCTACGAATGCCTTTGAAACTCTTGTTATTTCAGTCATAGCTATATTTCTAAATTTCATCAAGGATTCTTTGAAGACTGAAAAATCACCAATACCCACCTTTTCAGATAGGTCACCGTAATTTGGGTTGGATAAAGTAAAAATCAAATTTCTCATGTCTACAACATAACCTAAAGATTTGGCTTTCCTTATCTCATCACTATACTTATAATCAAACAGCTTGCCACCTTTTTGATAATCACCCACGCCTTCTCTGAAAGCAACGGTGTATTCAAGGATTTTCATAACACTCTTCCCTTCTTCATTAAGTGTCACTTCAATATAATCAGGCGATCGATCACTCCCAATTCTTGCATCAACAAGATTAAAACTCACATCTGTGTCTAAAGTCATGATTTTGCCCATCTGTATGTTGCACAATCCCCCAAAACAATTATGGCGAAATTTATAATACGATTTCACCATATCTGCAGGTGGCGTCAGCAGTTCTTCATCCATTTTTGTTAAATATCTCAAAAAACTAAAATGACCCCATTTGAAAAACTGCAACAATGAATCTACATTTGGAGGTATCATCATTGCCGCATCATTATACCATGCGTAGAGCGTATCTTTTTCATCTCCAACCGGGATCGAAAATGCAATTGGCCTCTTCGACAATGGATTGAAGGTCTCTTCATCATCTACATCTTCTGATACTTCATCAACTATTTCAAAATCATCATCAAAATATTCAAGTAAATTATCCATTGTTTATAAACTTCTTGAATTGAATCTAACAATTCTATATCTATTCGTATCTTATATTCTATGTAAACAC